GTTTATATTGGAAGTGCATTAAGTGTTTTTAGTAGATTAAATGGTCATAAAAATTTATTAAATAAAAAAAAACATTTTAATTCACATTTACAAAAAAGTTGGGAAAAATATGGTTCTGATAATTTTAAATTTGAAATAATTGAAGAATGCGAGTCTAATTTATTACAAGAAAGAGAAGAATACTATATTAAGATTCACAACTCAAATAACAATAATTTTGGATATAATAGAAGATTAGATTGTAAAACAAATTTAGGTTTAAAATTTTCGGACGAACACAAAAAAAAATTAAGTGAAGCGCATTTAGGTATTAAAAGATCTGAAGAAGCCCATAAAAAAATATTACAATCACAATACAAAAAGGTTTATAAATATAATTTAAATGGTGATTTCTTAAAAGAATATGAGTCAGTTAAAGAAGCCGGTAAAGATTGTAACATACATCCAGCAAACATTTCCATGTGTGCTAGAGGAATAATAAAAAAAACAAAATCTTTTAGGTGGTCATATATAAAATATGATAAAATTAATTCTGAAGATAAAATAATATTACAATTAACTAAAGAAGGTGAAATTGTAAAAGAATGGGAAAATACTATAAGTGCTGTTAAACATTATAATCTTATGAGGATTTATAAATGTCTTAAAGATTATAGTAAAACTAGTGGTGGATTTAGATGGAAATATAAATAAAAATAATAATTATGAGTAAACTCTTTTTAGATGATGTGAGATCACCAAAGGATGCAATTGGATTGGTACCGGATAAACATAATAAGTTTTATTGGGAGAATGATTGGGATGTTGTGAGAAATTATGACGAGTTCGTACAATACTTAGAAGTAAATGGTGCTCCTGAGTTTGTATCATTTGATCACGATCTTGGTGATACTGCAATGGATGAATATTTTAGAAATGTTGCAACCAAAGGAACTTTGGATTACGACAACATCAAAGAAAAAACTGGTCTTGACTGTGCAAAATTCCTTGTTGAATACTGTGCGGATGAGAACCAACCACTACCGGAATATTTGGTCCATTCGGCAAATCCTGTTGGTAAGAAAAACATTGAGTCATTTTTGGAAAACGCAAAAAAACATTTATCTTTGTAATATGAAATTAATTAAATTAACATCCCATAAAGACGATAGTTTCATTTACGTTAATATTAATGAAATTGGACATTTTTATGAGGTAAGTGCAAGTCAATTATGGCATGGGGGAGAACCAACATCAAAAAAACATACTGTGATTGGTGTAACAACACATAATAACGGAGGCTTCAAAGTTAAAGAAACACCAGAAGAAATTATTGAAAAAATTAGATTAATTAGAAACGCAAATAGCTCACAAATAATATGAACTTAGATAAACTAACAATAGACGAACTTATTTCATTAAGAAATGAAATTAATGGTAAAATATATGACTACACAGATGGTTATTTGTATATCTGTTCTGTCCGTCAGTTCGGTAGTGTATGGGAAGAAAGACCAAGTAGTTTATATGCTTTAAGAGAACTTTGTGATTCATATTACGGAGACAACGGTATTGTTGATGTTTATACCAACAATCCCAATATAGAATTTCCTGAAATGGAGTTTGAAAATTATGGTGACGTTATGTATATTAAATCTGAGGGTGATTACCGTGACTGGGTTAAATACAATAAAGAAAAAAACTTTATTGAAGATGTAACCAAAAGAGTTAATGAGTGGGAAGAATGTAAAGACAAACCATTAAGATACCGACCTATGTTTGCACCTATTTGGACAAAAGAGGTGGTTGATGAGATGACCAAAGAGTTTGAAAGTAAGACGTGGGACTTTACGGAACCAAGATCTATGAAAATAAATTATCTTGAAGATGATGTTGAATAATTAAAAAATAATATATATCTTTGTGTCATGAAATATTTAGGAGTTAGTTTGATTTATTTAGGGTTCTTTGGATTAATAGGAACCGCGATTTACTTTACCCAAAGTGCAATGTGTCTTTGGGATTTATTATTAACACCATCTATAAAAAGTAACGATTAAAATTATGGAATTAGAAAAATTTGAACAAGCAAAAAAAGTCAAAGAACGACTTGATATTTTAGAAATACAAAAAACTAAACTTGAAAGAGCACTTAAATCTTGTTCTTTAGGTGCAACAATTATCTACTCAACAGGAGGAGAATTTAGAAATAAAGGTGAAGTAAGTCTTTGGAACAAAGAATTTATTAAAGAAATGATTTCTAAAGAACTTGAAAGATTGAAAGAAGAAATGGAGTCAATTGAAAAAGAATTTGAAAATATATAAAAATGGAAAATCAAAATAGCGTAGCATACGTAGGAAAAATAGGATCCGTGTCTGAAATACCGGGTGCCGATAATATAGAATTAGCAACTGTTGGTGGATGGAACGCCATAACTAAAAAAGGCGAATATCAAGTTGGTGATAAGGTTGTTGTTGCAACTACCGATGCTGTGATACCACAAGACTTATCTGATTTAATGGGTGTAACTAATTACCTTCGTAAAGGACAAAGAGTTAGAACCGTAAAACTTCGTGGTGTTTACTCTGAATGTTTATTAATACCATTCAAATACTTGGCACCAAAATCTTTGGAGAATCGTCTAAACGAAGGTGATGATATGATGGAAATACTTGGTATAACTAAATTTGAACCACCGGTTAAAACCATAACTTTACAATCTGGTGGTAGAAAAGTAAAATACCATCAAAACCCTAACTTCCACGTATACTACAAGTTCCCTAACCAAAAGAATGTACCTGATATGTTCAGTGAGGAAGATGAGGTTGTAATCACTCGTAAGTTACATGGAACCAATGCTCGTTACGGAATAGTTAGAAAGAAAAAACTTTCTTTGTGGGACCGTGTTAAAATGTTATTTGGAAATCATTGGGCGGCATTTGAATATGTGTATGGATCTCATAACGTAGAAAAGGGTTCAGATTCGCAAGGGTTTTATACTACTGATGTATGGAAAACTGTGGCAAACCAATACGATATAAGAGAAAAGTTATGGCAACACGTAAAAGATACTTACGAACCACTTGACTTGACTGAAGGTGTTGTTATATATGGTGAAATATACGGTGCTGGTATACAAAAAAACTACGAATACGGTTTGACTGATGTTAAATTTGCTGGGTTCGATGTTGAAGTTGATGGAGTATACCAACCATACATAAATGAAACCGTTCATTTTGATTGTCTACAATTACCTCAAGTTGAATTGTTATACAAAGGTAATTGGTCCAAAGAAGAACAGGATAAATATGTGTTCGACAACTATATAGAAGGAACTAAAGTACCTCACGAAGGTATAGTTGTTAAATCGGTTACTGGTGATCGTAGAAAAGTAAGTAAAGTGATAAATCCTTCATATTTAATATACGGCGAAAAAAACGATGTTGGTGATTCACATTAAAAAATATTGAATTATATTAGTTTTTTTCTATTAGTTATATATTTATAAGATATGGGACGATTAAAAAAATATTCCACAGATGAGGAAAAAAAAGAGGCTCAAAAAAAATGGGCAAATGAATATTATTATCGTAACAAAGAAAAAATAAATAAAAAAGCTATGGAAAAGTATTATGAATTACAGAAAAATTTACAATCAAATAATCCTGAATGCAAAGAAGGAAAATCGGATTAAAAATAATGGGTTTTATTATGAATCGCACCATATAATACCAAAATGTATTGGTGGTTCAGATAAACTTAATAATTTAGTATTATTAACAGCTAAAGAACATTTTTTATGTCATAAATTGTTATTACTAATTTATCCTGGTGAAAAATGTTTAATTTACGCTCTATGGATGATGGCAAATGGTAGTAATTTTCACCGTAATAATTATTTGGACGTATCAATAAAAGATTATGAATATTGTCGTAATTTATATTCCGAATCAAGAAAGGGTTTTGTGTATACCGAAGAGTCGAAAAAAAAGATGAGTGAATCACAAAAAGAAAAAACTGGTGATAAAAATTCATTCTACGGTAGAAAACATAGTGAAGAATCTAAAAAAAAGATGTCAGAAAGTGCAAAAAATAAAAAAGCAAGTGAAGAAACAAAACTTAAAATGTCAAAACTAAGAAAGGGTAGAAAACATACTGAAGAAAGTAAAAAACTAATGTCTGAAAAAATGAAAGGAATAAAAAAGAAAAAAACAATTTGTGATATTTGTAATAATGAAATATCAACAAATTGTTTAACAAGACATAAAAATTCTTGTATTAAAAAAAATAATGTTGGTAACTCTTATTGATGGGGTCACTTTTTTTTATTAACTTTGTAAAAAATTAAATTATGAGTTGGATTAGTATAGATGTTGAATTAGACGAAGTTTATAATTCAATGGGTAGAAGTGAAAAAAGAACCATGGTTGAATGGTTATATGAAGACGGGCATATAGAAGAACACCCAAATGCCGAAATAAGAAAATTAGTTAGAGGTAAAGAAGAATCAAATGGAGAAAAAGAGTTAAGAGATGATTTAAGTAAATTATGGAATGCTCATTACCAACTAACAAATGAAGAAGAATTATTAATTAAAAATATAGCAAATAGATTATGATACAACCAGCAAGAGAAATTATTTACGGTGTTTGTGATAAAACAGGTGAATGTGATTCGTATTTTGGATTTTTTAAAAGTCTTGATGAAGCAAAAAAAGAAGTTGAAGTTCAAGCAAAACGAATAAAAAATGAATTAGGTATGATGGATATCGTCATAAAAGAAGACAGAGCGATTGTACCTAAAGATAGGATAGAAACCGTTGTAATAATAATTCACAATTATGTCCTCAGATAAGAACAAAGACCCAATGGGGTTAAAGATCACGAAGTTTATAGTGGCGAACGTTTTTTGGTATTTGTTATTTTCTATAATTTATCTTAATATTGATTGTAGAGAGTGGTGGTTAGTTAAAGGGGCATGGGGTAGATTCGTACTTGTGGTTTTAGAATTATTAATTTATGGAGGTATATTTTTAAATGGGAAAAAAAGTTGAAGTTTTAGTTAGGTTTGCAAATGAGAGCGTCTATTACAATAAAATTAAAATAGACCCCTCAAAGATA